GAATGATTGATAGTATAGTACAAAATACAATTCAAGCCTATGGTATTAAACCAGCAAATGAACCAGATGTTCCTCCTATTCTTTCAGTACCTTATATGTTAGGGTTACATAAGATGGGAGTAGAATATGTAGGCAATTATCCGCATGGAGAGTTCTATATTAATGACAACCTTGTATGCATACATGGAAATAAAGTAGGTCCCAAAAGTGGACAAAGCATAATGAAAATGTTGGACTCTCCAAGAATTAGTGTAATCCAAGGTCATGTCCATAGATTAGAAATGGGACATAAGACAGTTTGGACACATGGACAACCAAAGATATATCAAGCAATCTCATTAGGTACTCTTGCAAGAATAGATGGAATTGTTCCTGGTGGAGGTACTCGATATAATTGGCAACAAGGATTTGGTATAGTAGAATATGATAAAGAAAGATTCCAAGTAGATTCAATTGGTATCTATGATGGTAAAGCAATATTTAAAGGGAAACTATATAGTGGATGAGTATACAAAGCCTAGTGGAAAGAAAACCAGGCAAGGAATGAGTAAGAATACCAAACATGGTAATAAAGTAAGTAAAAAATATTATAAGAAAAAGTATAGAGGTCAAGGCAAATGATATATGGAGGAAAATATATAGTATTTTGGAAGGAAGGTAAAGACGATGAGACAGATGCTTTAATGAGGTCTTTTGATACAATGATAGAATCCAAGTCTTATATTCAAGGGTTTGTAGACTCTATTGTTTCTTTCACTAAAGATGCAAATGAGGAAAAATTATTAAAAGAATTTGAAATAGAGGTAATGAAATGATGGGAACAAAAAGAGGGTTAAAAAGAAAAGACTTGATTAATAGGGTAAAAATGTTAGAGTATGCCTTATCTAATTCTATTGATAGACAGAGAAATTGTGAATTAGTGCTTGACTTTTACATAAAGATGAATAAGGACGAGAAGAAATTTCGGAAGTTTTTAGATAAACAAAAAGAAGATGGCGAACATAAACAAGAGAAACGTAAGCGAAGCTGAGGAACAATTATTACTTGCTCATAATGATTTAATTGCATTTGGTAAGTTGTTTCTTCCTGATGACTTTAAAAGAAGTGAGACTCCTCCATTCCACTATGAGATGGCAGATGCCATTGATGATATAGAATCAAAACAATTGGGGATTATTCTTCCTAGAGGACATGGGAAGACTGTATTGACTAAGGCTTCTATTATAAAAGATTTTGTTTTTTGTCCAAAAGAAGATATGCATTTTTACGCATGGGTATCTGCTACCCAGAAGTTATCAGTAGGAAATATGGATTATATTAAGCATCACCTTGAATTTAACGACAGTATTAAGTACTTTTTTGGTAATCTCAAGGGGAGAAAGTGGACAGAAGAAGACATAGAACTAACAAATGGGTGTAAGCTCATATCTAAAAGTAATGTGGCTGGTATTCGAGGAGGGGCTAAACTACATAAGAGATATGACTTAATTATTCTTGATGATTTCGAACATGAAGCAAATACCATTACACCAGATGCGAGAGCTAAAAATGCGAATCTGGTCACAGCTGTTGTTTATCCTGCGCTTGAGCCTCATACTGGCAGGTTGCGTGTTAATGGCACTCCCGTTCATTATGATTCCTTTATTAATAATCTTATTAACAATTATCAAAAAGCTAAGAAAAGCGGTGAAGACTTTTCGTGGAGAGTGATAACTTATAAGGCAATTTTGCCAGATGGAACTCCACTTTGGCCATCATTTTTCTCAAAAGAGAAATTAGAAGAAAAGAAAAAATTCTATTACGATAGTGGTCAATCCCAAAAGTTCTACCAAGAATATATGATGGAAGTCCAATCTGAAGAAGATTCAGTATGGAATAGAAGACATGTAAAACATTGGGAAGGATATTACGAGAATGAGGATGGGGTTAATTACATTCACGTTGACGGTGAGAAACTTCCTTGTAATACATTCTTGGGTTGCGACCCTGCTACAGATATTGATACTAAGACTTCTGACTTCTCAGTTATAATGGCAATTGCTATTGACCCTAATAATAAATTATATGTATTAGAGTATGAAAGACATCGTAGTATTCCTACTGTAGGTTCAAGGGATAACAATGGAGAGATAATGGGAAAGAAGGGTGTTGTTGATTATATAATGGATATGCATGAAAAATATCGTTGTGTATCAAGTACTGTAGAAGATGTGGCTATGAATAGGTCAATTTTCCAATCATTAAATGAAAGAAGAAGATTAGAGAATAAATATAATATTGGAGTAATCCCAGAAAAACCTGGTGGAACAAATAAAAGAAATAGAATATATAGTGGTTTAAGTGGTAGATTTAGTACAGGAAATGTGTTTTTAAAGGAAAATATGTTTGATTTAACCAACGAAATCATTACTTTTGGCCCCAAAATGGCCCATGATGATACGATTGAGACCCTTTATTATGCACAATTACACGCATTTCCACCAAATATGAGACAAAATGAGTCAAAAAAAGATTGGTTTAAGCCTAAAAAGAGAGCAAAAAGCTGGGTAATAGCATAATGCCACAACAGAAAGTACCATTCAAAAGTAGACAATCTCCAATGAGCATATCTAATTTGAGATTACAATCTCCTATTGGACAAGAATCTTTATATGGTAGATTGTTTGGATTTGGTACAAATGTTGCAGAAACTTTATCTGGTTCTGACCCTTCCTCTATATGGGAAAATTATATGTCTCAAGCTTCAACTGCAGCTGATACATTGAGGAGCCATCCAGGTCCCTCTGCTGGAGCATTATTATTATATGAAGCTGCAAGAAGAACTGGAATAGGAGTAGATGCTGGTAAAGTATCATTTCCTACAAAGTATGGTAAATTTAAAATAGGGACTGGAGATGTTGGTGGAGCAAAAGGGGTAAAATTACAATTTGATTTAGATAAAGGTATTCTTGGTAAACTAGAAAAAAGGTTAATGAAATAATGGCAAAAAGAGGAAGAAAAAATAAAGCCCATATTAATAAACAATTATGGGATAGGGCAAATAGTACAGATAGGTCTAAGTGGAGAAGTAAAAGTCAAACGGGATATGATTTTTATTTAGATGAACAACTTACTCATGATGAGGAGAAGTCTTTAGAAGAATCTGGAATGCCTTCTTTTACAATTAATAGGATTTTACCTATTATTGAAATAATGAAATATTTTGTTACAGCTAATTCTCCTAGATGGAAAGCTGTAGGAGCGACTGGAGATGATACAGATATTGCTCAGGTTCATTCTGATATATCTGATTACTGTTGGCATTTATCTAATGGTAATTCTATATATGGACAAGTTGTCCTTGATTCTTTAGTAAAAGGAATAGGATACTTTCTAGTAGATGTAGACCAAGATGCAGACCATGGGAAGGGTGAAGTTACTTTTAGTAGGATAGACCCTTATGATGTTTTTGTAGACCCAGCGAGTCGTGATTTCTTATTTAGAGACGCATCTTTTATTATGGTCAAAAAGAACTTATCTAAAACTCAATTAAAGAATTTATTTCCACAACACTCAGCAAAGATAAATAAAACAACTAGTAGTGAATACTCATCTAGTTTTTCACAAAGAAATGTAGAGTCTTCTAAAATTGTACAGCCAGAAGATATTAGTTTTACTGTAGACCAAAAAGCAGAAGAAGACCAAATTATTGCATATTATGAAAATTATAGTAAAATAAAGGTTCCATTTGTAAATGCTTTTATTAGCATTCCTTTGACTGATGAGCAGGAGGAACAATTACAACAATCTGTACAAGTACAATTACAGGAATTTCAAGCAGAATCTGAAGTACAATTACAAGAAAAGGTATTATCAATACAACAATCCTTGCAGGCTGGGGAAATTATTCCAGAAAGAGCTGAATTAGAAATAAAGAAGGCTCAGCAAATGATGGAAACTGCAATTGCAGAAAAACAACAAGAGTTAACATCATCTGCACAAGAGGAGATGACGAGAGTAGAACAGGTGGTGATGAGAAAAGAAGAATTTGATAATATGATGAAAAGTGAGGATTTCAAGAAGAATGTAGTAGATTTTGTTGATTTCTATGAAACAAGAATTAAATTAATTTGTACTGTAGGAGATGATGTATTCTTATATGAATATGAATTACCGATTACTGAATATCCTATAGTCCCAGTACCTTATTTATATACTGGTACTCCATACCCAATGTCGGCAGTAATGCCTTTGATTGGTAAACAACAAGAAATTAATAAAGCTCATCAGATTATGGTTCATAATGCAAACTTAGCTTCTAATCTTAGATGGTTATATGAAGAAGGTTCTGTAGATGAGGAAGAATGGGAACAGTATTCATCTAGCCCAGGTGCTTTATTGAAATATAGACAAGGATTTCAACCTCCTACTCCTGTACTTCCAGCACCTATTAATAATGCATTTTATACAATTACCCAAGAGGGTAAACAGGATGCAGAGTATATCTCTGGTGTTCCATCAGCTATGATGGGATTTACTCAGCAACAAGCTGAGACTTATAGAGGATTACTTGCAAATGATGAGTTTGGTACGAGAAGATTAAAGTCGTGGATGTCTACTATTGTGGAACCATGTCTTGAGCATTTAGGAAAATGTTTCCAAATGATATCTCAAAAACATTATACGATTGATAAAGTATTTAGAATAGTTCAACCTCAGGCAGGCCAAGAACCAGACCAAGATAAAGAAGTAAGAGTAAATATTCCAATATTCAATGACTTTGGTCAAGCAATTGGTAAGTGGATGGATTATGAATCATCTAGATTTGATGTAAGAATAGTAGCTGGTGCTACATTACCTCTTAATAGATGGGCATTATTAGAAGAATATTTCAGATGGTTCCAAGCTGGATTGATTGATGATATTGCGATGATAGCTGAAACTGATATAAGAAATAAGAAACAATTAGTAGATAGAAAGAGTTTATATTCTCAATTACAATCGCAATTACAACAAATGACAGAAGCGATAAAAGACAAAGATGGTACGATTGAAACTCTTGAAAGACAATTAGTACAAGCAGGTATTAAGATGAAAGTAAATGAAGCTAGCACTCAAGTCAAAAAACAAGTACTTGATACCGAGGCTCAGCAAAAGCTACTTAGAGGAATGATGACTGGCGAAGTTCAGATGGCGAAAAAAGACCTTGCAAGAGAGGTAAAGACAGCTGTAGCTGAGGCGAGAATGGATGCAAAAAAAGACTTTGATGATAACAAAGAAAAATAATAACTTAAATAATCACAAAAAGGACATATTATGAGTGAAAATGTACAAGTAAGCAACGCTCCAGAAAACGGAGCCCCCGAAAGTGCGGTAGGAATGAGTAGTGAAGGGTTTTTCGAGGCCCTCGATACTCAAGTTAATGGTGGCATACTAGACGATGCCCCGCCTTCATCTGAGCAGACAACCTCTCAGAGTTTAGAAGACGCAGGGAATCAGTTCCTTGCTGAACAACAACAAAAAGAGAGCCCTGCTGAAGGACAGGCGGATATTGAAAATCTGCAAAAGAGGTATTCGGATTCAAGTAGAGAAGCGAAAAGATTATCTGGTCGCTTAACTGAAATTGAACCCTACATGCCTATACTCGATGCAATGAGAGAAGACCCTAATTTAGTTACTCACGTGAGAGGCTATTTTGAGGGTGGAGGTCAAGCCCCAATTAGTATGAAAGAAAGACTACAATTGGATGAAGATTTTGTGTTTGACCCAGACGAAGCAATGTCGAAACCTGACTCCGATTCTGCTAGAGTTTTATCAGCAACAATTGATGGAGTAGTTCAGAAACGACTTACTGATGCTTTGAGTACGCAGAAAAATGAGAATCAGAGACTTACAAGAGAATCTGAATTTCGTTCTAAATACAATTTATCAGAAGAACAATGGAAACAATT